GTGCATCGCATTCACACTCAATTTATCAATGCTAGTCATGTGGATGTACTTGTATGAGATACCTGCTCATTTTGTCTGTAATGCTTTTATCTGGTTGCCTAGAAGACAGGTATCGATATTTCTGCCAGTCTCCAGATAACTTTCATGCCGAACAATGTCAAAAGCCTCGATGCCAGTTCACTCAGACTTGTCCTGAGTACTTGGTTGCCCCTATTCTTGAGAAAAAGGTAAACGATGTCCAGCCAGAAAAGACTAACAATTGACGAAGTAGAAGTTCTTGTTTGGGGCTTTGTGGTCATTGCGGTCACATTGATTCTGTGTTTTATTGTTGTTGCCTTGCTGTACTCTGTGACATTTGTGACGCAACCGATCAAGAGCATGGCCCCGATAGATCAGGCCTATACCAAGATGCTGAACGATATTGTTCTGTTAATTGTGGGTGGTATCGGTGGGGTTATGTCTAAAAGGGCTGTAGGAGCCGCTTCTAAGGCTCTAGGAGCGCCTAATCCGCCTCCAATGATGCAACCTATGTGTCAGCCAATGCAAGGCTCATACGGCTCATCTTACGCGCCTCCACAATCTGCTTATGGATTACCTAGCCAACCATTTGGCGCTATGCCTGTTTGGAAGAATCCAGAACTAGATGAATCATGGACTCCTCCTCCTCCTCCAACTACTCCTCCAGATTTGCTAGAGGATGATGAAGAACGAGAGCAATTAGCACAAGCTAGAAAAGAGGCTGACTGATGTTACCCATTCCTTTGCCTTGGTTGATCGTTGGTGTTCTCATATCCTTGTTTGGTACTTACAGGGTAGGTCACCACTATGGATGGCTAGAGCGTGATAACGACATGAAACTAGCCATTGCTAAAAAGAACGAAGAATCTCGTAAAACTGAACAGAAACTTACTGAACAACTTAACACTAACGCAACCAAACTTGAAGAGGTTAACAATGTTGTCAATCAAAAACAGTCTGCTCTTGATCGTGCTATTAGGGCTGGCAGGGTGCGGCTCAACACCTCAAGTTGTGTATCAACCCCCACAAATCCCACCACTACCGCCTCAAATCAAGAAGCAACCAGTCAACCTGACAGACAGGCTGACACAGCTTCTGATGCCGAGCGAGAAACCCTCGCAGCCATCGCAGAAATAGTAGCCCAAGGTGATAAAAATACTGCCGCTTTGAACGCTTGTATTGAGTCGTATGACCAAGTAAGGAATCTCTTAAATGCCAATAACCGCTGACCAACTAAAGAAACTTCACATTGGTGATCAATGGGTTGAGCCACTAAACGAAACTTTTGTTCGTTTTGATATATCTACACCTGCTAGACAAGCATCGTTCATTGGTCAGGCATCTCACGAAAGCGGCAACTTTAAAACGCTTAACGAAAATTTGATGTACAAAGCTGAAACTTTAATGCGAGTGTGGCCTAAGCGTTTCCCAACTTTAGAGTTTGCCAAACAATACGAGCGTGACCCTAAAAAGATTGCTAACTCTGTTTATGCCAATCGTATGGGCAATAGAGATGAGGCTTCTGGTGATGGCTTTCGTTTTCGAGGGCGAGGACTATTTCAACTTACAGGGCACAGCAACTATTTCCATGCAGGACAAGCACTAGGAGAGGACTTTGTGATGAATCCTGACCTAGTATCTACTCCAATGTATGCTGCACTTACAGCGGGGTTTTTCTGGCAAACACATAAGCTAAATCAGTATGCCGATGCTCGTGACTATGTAACCATGACAGTCAAGATCAATGGTGCAAAAATAGGTTTGGCAGACAGGCAAAAGCATATAGCTCATGCCTTGGAAGTCCTTATTGCTTAATCTTTGTAAAAAATTCCATCTGCACCAAGTCTTCCAGTTCTTCCTTTGATTTCTTGGTAAGCACCTTGAAAACAAGTTAACAGGTCTAGGTCAGCACAAGCGCAACCCATTACCAATGTAACAAGGATGTCGCCATAAGCGTCTGCCATAGCCTCTCTATCGCCTTTGGAGATGGCATCGAATAGTTCTTCTAGCTCTTCTTTGGTCTTCAAGGCTTGAGCGAATGGAGTGCTGTTCTGGACAATGCCACGAGCTTCTCCCCATTGAATTGTCAATATTTCTGTTTTGGCAAACGACACTTTTAATCCTTTTTTGTTGACCGCATAATGCGTTGTTTCTTACCAGAGCGTCCAACTCTAGTGCCAATAATCTCGATATATCCTTTGTCTAGCAAAGAGCGATACCGGCCTGTAATGGATGAATAAGGATAGTCTGGATATAGCTCTAGTACTTCATCTGATATACACCCATCAGGGAAGCCTTTAATGGCCTCATAGACCATATTCTCTAGCTTCTTGGTGTCTACGCTTGTCGCGGCCTCAATTGATGTCTGAGGACTGTCTTTGCGATGCAGCTTAAATACTGATGTACCAAACACTTTTTCAAAAGCACTTTTAATATCCATGATCTTTTCCTTAAAGTGGGGTACTCACGTTCGTCCGGCAGAATTGCCCGCTTTCCCCCGTAAACCTTAAATTGGAGAAGCTACTCGCTGCGTCTGTGTTGCATCGCAGGGAACTCCCCACGCACAGCATCCGCTTTCGCCTCGTAAACTTTAAAATGGCGCTGAGTCGTCAAAGTCGTCTCGTACAGAGCGCTTTGCAGGTGCTTTAGCTTCCTTCTGGTCTTTAGCTTTGATAGACAAAGACATGAACTTAGAGCCGTCCTTACCTTCTTTAATCCATGCGCTAATCCAGAAATCTACACCCTCTACATTGAGAGACCCTTTGTAGTGGGGAAACTTCTCGTCATCCCTGCGGTCGTTCTTCCATAACGCACCACGATTTTCATTGTTGTATTCCATTTAAACTTCCTTTGCCTTTTTCAGGCTGCTTCTTACTTTACTAGGAAGCAAAGTCCACAAGGCAACCTTTTGAGTGTCGTCTAGGTTCTCTGATTCCAACTTAATCCAAGCTGACTTGGACTCATCTTTCTCGCACATAGCAATTAAATCCATTGCCAGTTCGTCAAGATACCTTAATTCCTCAATAGGAATGTTATCCATTGCACCCTGTGTTGGTGTAATCACAGGAGTTTTCTTTTCTTCCTTGAGTGGCGCAGAAGAATCTAAAGCATCATGCTCAACAATTTCCATTGCTGTCATCCAAAGATACCTGCGCTGATATGTCTCAACAGCACCAAGATTCTGGATAGCGTGCGCACCTTTTAGATTGGCTTCTACCATTGGCGAACTGATGGTAATGAAAGTGCCATCATCTACGTCTGTGATGGTCAGGTCAGCATAGTCTTTAGTGTATGAGATGACTCCGCACAATCCTTGACCATAAAAAATTGAGTTAATGTGTGGCAAAAAATCACCCAACTCAAAATATTGGTAGCCTGCGAACTTGTTGTGTCCAGACTTCTTTAGTGATATTTCTTGCAACAACATTCTTGCTGTCATTAACTTCTTATGTACCATTTCATTCTTCCTTTAAATATTCTTCAATCATTGCTTCTTTGTCTTCCTCGTATAAATCCTCGAAAGGTACGAAGTGGTTTTCTCCACAGCACGAGCCGTAGGTCTTAGGGTTGGTGCAGTAGCAGCAGTAAGTACCATGCGACAAGTCCTTGATAGCGTCTTCTCTGGTAATCATTGGATGCGTCCTACTTGCTTTGCCAACAACCACTTGTCACCAAGCTTTAGGACTGACCTAACCCATTTGCGTTGGTTGTGTTGGTTGACTTCTGTAGGGACTAGCTTGTTGTTGTAAAGCTGACGTGCTTTGCGGCGTAATTGTTCTGTTTGCATTGCAATCCCTTACCCGCGATAGGCCAGCATTACGCCAATGCCGCCAAAGATGATGACTGCCAATGTCCACTCAATCAGCATTTGAATAATCTTACTTTTCATTTGGTTCTCCTTTATGGCCCTTGCGAATTGCTTGGGTTGGATGAAGTATAGCAAAGAAAAACGCTTTGTTTAAATTATTTTCACATTACGTTGATTTTTTACAGATTCGTTGTTATGATGCAACTATGACTAAACAAGACGAAATCCAATCCGACAAGGAATTGATAGCTCTTTTAGGTGGCAGTTCTGCTGTTGCCAAGAGGTTAAAAATCTCTGCCCAGCGAGTTCATAACTGGTTGAGTAGAGGAATTCCTGCATCCATGAAACTGAAAAACCCTAAGTTATTTTTAAAGAAGCACAAATGACCCAAGAAGCTATTATTAAAGCCCTCAAGAATGGCCCTCTGTCCTCTTTACAGGTGTCTGACATCACTGGTATGCCTAGAGCTACAGTGCTGTCTACGGCGCAGAATCTGCGTGATCAGGGCATTATCAAGACTGGCAAGGTAAAGATAGGTAAATGCTGGTTAGCTGAGTACACATTGATCAGCGATGAAAAGCCGGAGAACCACAATGAAGTTAAGTACTTCTGCGGTGTTCCGTCTTACGGCATCTTTTCAAAGGCTGAGTATGCGGTGATGAAGCAACAAGCTGCTCGTTTGTTTGCCAAGCAAGGTAAGAAAGAAATTACCAACAATCAATTTATTTGATTTACAACGTAGAATAAGTTTGATATTATGGAACCCAGCTAGGTACGAAGTCATGAGCGTACCGAAAAGAGTTAACCCTTCTCCTGCTGGCAATTCCTTTAAGGGTGGTTTAAAAAGCGGCACACATTATGGCTAATCCATGGTTTCGACTCTATTCAGAGTTCGCACACGATCCTAAAGTTCAAATGCTTTCTGAAGCAATGCAAAGACGCTATGTCATGTTGCTTTGTCTCAAGTGCAGTGAAACACTTGAAACGTTGCATGAAACAGAGCTTGCGTTTCAATTGCGTTTAGATGAAACAGAGTTGTTGGAAACAAAGAAGTTGTTTATCAGCAAAAACTTCATCGACAAGAATTGGAATATTCTTAACTGGAATAAACGACAATTCGTCTCAGACTCAAGCACCATGCGGGTTCGCAAGCATCGTGATAAAAAGAAACAGGTTGGTAACGATGATGAAACGTTACAGAAACAGCCAAGTAACGCCATAGATACAGATACAGATAAGATAAAGACTAAGAACTTAAAAACAAAAACACTATCGCCTGACGGCGATCTATTCGAAGGCGTTGATCCGCAGATCGTTTCCGATTTCAAGGCATTGCGAAACAAAAAGAAATCGGCGATCACCAAAACCGCAATGGAAGGAATCCGCCGTGAGGCTGGCAAGGCCGGATTGTCGCTTGCAGACGCTTTGATGATTTGCTGTGAGCGCGGATGGGCTGGATTCAAGGCTGAGTGGGTGACGCAGCCAAGTGCCAGGGCGTCGCCGGTCAAAGAATCGCGGCACAGTGGATTCGACAAAATTGACTATTCGGAGGGGGTGATTGATGGACGTATCGGTTGATTCAAAAAGTGACACTTGCGCGGAACATGGCGAGTTTGAAAGCCGAGCATTAAAGTTCGGTAATCGAATCATGCGATGGTCAATGTGCCCGACATGCGCCGATATTGCCCGCGCCAAAACTGAGGCAGCAGAGCGCGAGAAGGAATCGCAAGCGGCACAAGACCGGATGGAGCGCCGATTAGGCGAGGCTGGCATACCGCACCGTTTCCGATCTAAGGATTTTGCATCCTATGTTGCCGGCAATGACAAGCAGGAAAAGGCGCTCGCTGTAGCAATGGAGTTCGCACAAAATTTTGGCGATCATCACAAAAAAGGCACGACTGCAGTATTTTCAGGATTGCCAGGCACCGGCAAAAGCCATTTGGCAATTGCTATCGCCCAAATCGTCATGAAGGACGGCACGGCGCTTTACACGAGCGCCATTGATGCGGTGCGGATGGTGCGCGACACATGGCGCAAAGGATCTGAGAAAACGGAAACGCAGGTTTTGCAATCGCTGGCATTTGTGGATCTGCTGATCTTGGATGAAATCGGCGTGCAGTACGGCACCGAGGCCGAGCAGGTAACGCTGTTCGACATCATCGACAAGCGTTACCGTGACATGATGCCGACGATTTTACTGACCAACCTGAATAAATCCGGCATGAAAACTTTTCTCGGGGATCGCAGCTTTGATCGATTGCGCGAGGGTGGTATTTGGGTGACGTTCGATTGGGACTCACATCGTGGCAAAGCAACCTAATCCCTGCCCCTGCGGCGCACGCTACGGCACGGTGACGCTTGAGTGTGTAGCGTGCTGTGTTCGCCTCTTGCTTCCGTTATGCACCGAGGGGCGACGCATAAACGCTGGAGTGATACGCGCAGCAACGAGCGCAGAGCACATGCAGGCGGTTAGGGCGGCGTTTAAATTGGAAATTGGTAGCGGCACAAGGGCGGCATAAATAAA